TACCAGCCCAGCGCCGAGCAGACACAGATTCTCGCGCTCTATATCGAACCGGCCTGGCTGGCTGAAGCCCAGCATACGTTAGCCCTGAGCTCACATCCGGGATTTTTTGCCCAGCCTAGTATTGAGCTTAACAGCAAGAAACGGGCGATGGCCGACCGGTTAATAGCCGAGGCCTATAGTGCCGGGCTAATTCCCCGCGAGCACATTGAAAATTTACTATTTGATTTTCTAATCGAGCTTATCGAGGATTTCTCGCAATGGAAGCACCTGTGCCGCCTCGGCACTCAGATGCGCCAAGGATTCAATGATGCACGCATCCGCCGTGCTTGCGCCTACCTGCAAACCCATCTTGACGATCCTGATTGCGTCACCAACGCTGCGAAGGCCGCCGGATTCTCCCGTGCGCACTTCTTTACCTTATTTCGCAAGGACACCGGCATGACACCAAGACTCATGCTCAATGACGCGAGAATGCGGCGGGCCTTCCTTTGGCTTGAGCGAGAGCGCAGCGGTACTTTAGGCCAACTCGCTGAGAACCTTGGTTTTACCGAGCAGGGTCACTTTACTCGATTCTTCCGCCAACACATTGGCGCATCTCCAAGCCAGTATCGATGTGTAGTGGACAGTTATTGGACAGGAGATATGTGACCACGATAGCGTGGCCCACAAGGTCTTCGCGAGCCTAGCTCAACGAACATAAAGATAAAAGAACTTGCTCTTTGTGCGTTTAATATGAGCTTGTACAAAAACACCGGCAAAAACTGAGACTAAAATCGACACTCACCGCAATAAGCCTACTTATCTAGGTTGGTATATATCTTAAGGAAACGTTGAACAATTCGTCTCGGAGCAACAGAAGCATTCAACGTGGACTTTATTATTGTCTCAGTCATAGATATTTAACCACCTCAAGTAGCCTGCTTACCTGGCAGCCGTGTTATCCGGTTGGCAATACTGAATCGCCCCGGGTTTTTTAGACACTACCTGGTCTTATACTTGGGGTTTGAGAGGGTAGCCTGAATGGTCGATTTGAGTTCTTGGATAGATTATGTGGTGTTACATTAGCTTTAATTAATTGACCGCTTTGGGTCGCAATCTGTCTATGGCAAATACTCATAATTCTTAAGACCACAATAACGGTGTATGCCATCTGTGTCATCTTTGGAATAGCAGCTTAGGGCTTTGATGCGGGTAAAGCTTTGGGAGAGGATGCTCAGTGGCAAGCCTGTAGATGCTTGCTTGGATTGAAAAACTGTCCATAGGCGTCCCAGTCGTTTCGAAGAGAGCCAATTGCAAGGTGTGGGTCAAAGTGTGGGTTAAAAACCTTCAGACAACAAAAAAGCCGCTGAAATCAGCGGCTTAGTCGTAATACTTGGCGGAGGGACAGTCTCTCACAAAGCCACCTAAAACCCCCGCCGATAGCGACATTCCGCTATCGCTTATCAAAACATGCCCCCAGATATGCCCCCTTAGTTGGGTGGTCACCTAAAAGGGATTCAGGGTCACATTTAGGCGATGTCGGAAAATCGGACATCGGTAACGCCAAACTGGTGTTCAGGGCTGAATCCCCAGAACGGGGGTGCAGTCAGTTTGACCTGAGTCAGGGCAACATGCCCTAACTTAGGTGGTGTCTCTATTTTAGAGACAGTGTCTCTAAATTGGTGACAGCGGCGATTCCAGACAATCGGCCCTAGGGTTTCCACATATTACGGAAACGCTCAAACTTATTGGGCGGGCAGCCTGGGGCCAAGTCATCGTCGATTGCCTCCTCTAACGCTTCAAGGCGCTGGTGCAATCTCTCAATAGCCTGGGCATCCTGCTTACGCATGGCCCACACCAAACGGCGGTTTAGTCGCTCGCGCTCCTCCTCTAGCCGGTCGGTGCGATATTCGCCGGCGGGTCGTTCGTTCCATGCAAACTCGCTTTTCAAGTTAGCCATCAAAACACCTCATTAGACCGATACGGGTTTAGCAATAGCTGGAACGTCGGGTTTTCCTGAAAGCCCCCTACCCCGGTAACTGTTTGGCGCTCTCGATGCTCGAATAGATCCCCCACTAACAGCAGCACAGCAGCACGCACAGGCGCGGGCATCGGTTCGGGAAGGTCTTCGCCCAGGTATTGGGCTATATAGCCCTCAGCGGCCTCAATTAAGCCGGTAATCAATCCGTCTTCGTCGTCTTCTTCAACCATTAGGCGAAGGTGGGCTTTAGCTTCTTCAAGTGAAACGCTCATATAAATAGCACCTCGGTTTCAATAGTGGTTGGTTCTTCGGCTGATTGGGCGGCCCCCATCGCCATAGCTAAGGCTTGAATACCGTCAATGCGTCCAGTACGGCGGGACTTGTCCAGCTTGCGAGCGCCAGCCGGGTCGGTAGTGGTTACCGCATTGGCTGCGCACATCGTCAAAACCGGGTGATTGCCGTGGGCAATGCGACCGTTCAGTAACTCGGCCTCGAGTGCGTCCAGTGCTGGGGCCATATCGCGGAAGCCTTGCCCGTGTGGCATCAAGGGAAGCTCTACCCCAAGCCGGTCTAATTCCTTCCTGAAAATGTCGATGCGCCAGCGGTCAAACGCCAGGGCGTGCAGATCCACGTCTTGAAGTATTTCTGCTAGGTCGGTGGCCACCGCCTCATAATCAACGGTTGCGCCTGGGGTGGTGCGTAGGAAGCCAGAACGGGCCCAAACGTCATAGGGCGCCCGGTCTGTTTTGGCACGGTCGAAAATGCCCTGCTCTGGCGTCCAGAAATATGGCTGCACCTGCCAAACGCCTTCCACCTTACCCACCAGTACCAAGGCGGTTAGATCGGTACGGGCTGACAGATCAAGCCCACCAAACACCGGGCCATCAAACGGCAGCGGCTCGGCTGCGCACTCTGCCCACACGTCTGGGCTAATGAAGGGGCTATCTAGGCTGACACGCTGGTTTAGTAACAGGTTGCGGGCGCTGTTGGACATGCTCGGCATTCGTTCGGCCTGGGCCATCTGCTCGCGCATATCGTCTTCACTGCGGAAGATACCCAATGCCGGGTTAGCGGCTCGCCATGCTTCGGCGTCCATTAGGTCGCAACCCTCGGGCGCAGTGTACAAGTGGCAAACGGTGCGCGGGTCTTTCGAGCGCAGCGCGTCGTCTATCCACTCACTGAGTAAGTCGGCATCGTTGGCGGCTTGAGTGCTTATCGTGATTATCAGCGGGTTTTCGTGTGCGCCTTGGCTGGTGGTGATCGCGTCCACAAAGTCGGATTGTGGCCCGCGTACCTGCCCTACCTCATCCAGAATAGCCAGCACCGGGCTAAGGCCGTGGGCGGTTTTGCCATCGGCTGCCAGTGCCTTGAACTCAGTGTTCATTGTCAGGCCGATAAGCCGCTTACCACTGGGCACAATGCGCACGATCTTGGAAAGCTCGGGCGACATCTGCACCATCTTTGACGCCAGGTTAAACACCAGCGCGGCTTGGTCACGGCTCATAGCACCACTGACTAGCTGGCTGTTTTGCTTTACCTCTGGCCCCACTAGGTGCGCCAGCAGTAGCGCGGCGATAAGGCCGGTCTTGCCGTTCTTGCGGCCTACCGACAGGATGGCGCGGCGGGTACCAGATGGGTTGTCGTAAACGTCGATGATGAATTGCTTCTGAAACTCGGCTAGCACCATCGGCTTACCCACGCCAGCGCCTTCGGGCGTCACACAGTAGCGCTCGATAAACCTTATAATTCGCTCGGCGCGAGTCATTGCAGTGTCCTTGGTATCAAGCCGTCGTCATCGTCAACGCCTTGGCGCGCATCGCGTTCTAGGGCGGCGCTCTTGTTGATGTCTTGCGACTTACCCACCACGCTAATTGTGTCTATTTTCAGTTGGCGGGCCATGGCCAAAGCGCGGCGGCTCATCTTGTCCTGTAGCGTGCAGGCCGGGTTTATCTGATCGCCTAAGATCATTCCTTGCTCGTCGATCAATTCTTCAAGCGCGGCAATGTCGCCATAAATGCGGGCAAGCTGGCCAGCCAAGATAAGGTCGGCATCAGTCCAGGTATCCCGCGCTCTAGCCGTCACAATGGCCACCCACGCCGGGCGGTCACTATCGCGCAGGCGAACGCAAGCCGGGGGCGCGATTGGCTCCATGGTGGCGGCCTGGGCGGCGGTAATGGCCGCTTTGGCGCTGTCTGATCGGTGGCGGCGGGCGGTTGTTTTCATGGCAGTTAGCAATAAAAACGAGGTTGGGGGGCGGTGCGTGGCGGCCCGGTTCCTCGTGATTTTTTAACGGTTCCAATGGTGGTTTGGGTCAATGGGCCGGCCACTGGCGTCGCATCCAGCGACTAACGTGGCGCTGCCGTCCATCTCGGCGCGGGTCTTATGGCTATGGCACTCATGACACAAGCCCTGTAAATTTTCGCGGCTGTTGTCGTCTGAGTAATCACCGTCACCATTGTGTATGTGGTCAACATCGGTGGTAGGTGACACCACACCACGCGCCAGACAGTGCCTACATAGCGGCTCCTCTGCTATCACCTGGGCGCGCAGGCGCTGCCACGCGGCACCGTTAAGCGGTAGGTGGCGGCGCTTCTTCATCGTCGATACCGTCAATGGTGGGTAGATTCTCTAAGCGGCGTACCTCGCTGCGCAGCATCCACCCATCGGATATGCCACGCTCATAGAACTGTGAGCGCTTGAGGCTATCGCCACGCAGTAGCCCTTCAACGTTGTGCTCTGCGTAGTACGTCACCGGGTCATTGATTAGGGCGCGGTTGATCGCTTGCTCCCACATCACCAAGTGACGGCGTAAGGTATGGGTCACAAAGTACCGGCCAAGCTCTACCGCGTTGGAGTAGTTGGCCTCTCTCAGATCGCCAATAAGCACGGGCGGGACACGGAATAGGCGGGCCACCTCCTCCACGCTCATACGGCGGGCTTCTATCCACTCGGCGTCTTCAAGCGTCATGCTGACCGTCTTGAACTCGGCACCGGCAGGTAGAACGGCAGTCTTGCCGTGGTTACTCACACCACTCTGACCAGCGGCCCAACTGTCGCGTATCTGCGCGGCCTGCTCTTTGGTGGTCGCTGGCTGGGTCTGTATAACGCCTGATAGCTTGGTACCCTGGGCAAACATACGTTCCCCGTGGGTGCGCTCTGCTAGCGCCAGCCCTACCGTGTCGCGGCACACCTCTATAGGCGTTCGGCCCATCAGTCCATCGTCACTGTGGTAACGCAGGTGAAGCACCTCAGACGCCAGCAGGCGGCGGCGCTTACCGTGCCGGTCTGTCACCTCATACACCAGCTTATCGTCTAGGGTGATAAGCACGTTCACACTGTCAGGGTGAAGCGCCTTCAAGCTGTCGATGCGTCCGGCAGCGTTCCACTTGATCTCGGCATAAGCATTGCCACGTAACAGAACGTGCCGCTGCAGCATTTCCCGAAACTCTAGCGCGGTCTGCTGTTCGTTTGGCTCTGAGTGCAACAGCTTGAACAGCGGATGGGTTCGGGCCTTCTCGCGCCCATCCTCAGTGCGGCGGTAGATGTCTAGCGGCAGGCTGGCCACACTCTCAGAAATGGCCGCTACTGCAGCATAAACGGCGCTGATACCTTCGGCACTCTTGGAGTTCACCGCCACACCTGCCACGTCTTGCGAAGCGGTGAAGCGGTTCCAGTAGGTGTCGTAGGAATCGGCGGCGCGCTTCTCAAATAGGCGCTTGATTAACTTCACTGGCAAGCCTCCACGTATAGGCGGGCAAGTCGGATGCCTAAGGGCTGGCTGGCGCGCACCTGTACGCTGGTGGTGTCGTAGGCGGGTGACGCGGTTATGGTGACTTCGATCAAGTCCACGTCTGTCAGCTCACGCACGGCGCGGCCTTCACGCTCTGACCACGCATCGCTCACCGGCAGGAAGCCAAACGAACAGCCAGCCACGTCGCCACGCTCCACCAAGTGGGCCAAGTCGCGGCCCAAGGTGGTGTCGGGTAGGTCGATCTCGAAGGCCAGCCCCACGGCATCCTCACTTAGCCGCAACGTACCAGCGCCCAACCGTCCTAGCAGTGCGCGGCCATCATGCTCATAAATAGCGCGGATGTTTTGGGCACCGGTACCGGCGAGCGTGCGGGTAAACGCGCCAGCACGTACCACCTCGACAAACTCCCCTAGATCGATGGGTTCATCGAAGCGGGCAACGTAGCCGGTCAGCTTGCGGCCCTTGGGCGTCAATTCACTGCTAGCACGGCGTTCCATGGTTATGCGCCTGGGGTTGCGACGATGAAGCCTTGCGGATGGCGTAAGGCCACATCACACGTCGCCATAGCGCGAACCTGCACACCGCCGCGGCTATAGGCCGGTTCAGCGTAGGGGTTCACTAGAATGTCGATCTCTGACCAGATACCTAGCAACACTTGCGAGAAATCGCCGTAAAGCAGCGTGCTAGTGGGCATTTGGTTGGTGGACCAATAAGGCTTATCGTCCATCATGCCGCTCTGTAATAGGAAGCCAGAACCTCCTACTCCTGCACTACCTACCACTTTCTCAGTGCTACCAAGTGTGGTTTTAACGCCTGGAGCG